GTTTGATTCCACAGTAACCTCTTGAACGCCCGTTTCGACAGCTTCCTAGATCTTCCTCGAGAAGACGTCGGACGGAGTGTACCAACATGTGCAGTAGTACGACGAACACCTCTACGTTTGAAGTTACGTCTACGTTTAAATCTTCCCCTTCGGGGAGCGTACACACGCTTTCTTTTATAAGCCATAGTCAATTAGACGTCCGGGTTCCTTAATTCTCTCTCCTGCACATGGGTATTTATAGGGTTAGCTCGCTGCGCTCGCATGTGTTGACCTTCGGTCACTACATACTCGTTCTTCGAACTCTAAGTGGGCCCCCTGCACCGCTCGAACAATGTGCCTTCGGCACACTCGCTCTGGGCCCACACGTGGCTGACGCCACACATTTAACTATAGAATAATGATAGAGTGTTTTATTTAAATATTCTTTTATTAATCTTATTCCATAAGAACAATACTCATCCGACGTTCCAATGCAGGTAATTGAGGATTAACCTCATCACCCCACTTGAATATATCTTTCGGATGGAAATTTGATGTAACGATAAACTTATAAGCATATAATGGCAACATGCCATTTTTACATTCAACTAAACATTTATAACGATCAAACCATCTTAATAGATGATTGATATCTATGCATTGCGGCCCATAATCATCCATTATAACTTCTTCCTCTAACATGTATCCATTCCACCACTTAGTCTTGGGCTCCTTAATGTAAGCATTCGGATACATCGAATGGGCCTTTCTCGACTTTCCTACTCCTGGTGGCCCGTAGAACCACCAGACAGTAATGTCAGGTCGTGGCACCGGAGGCTTCGACTCAAGGTAGTTTCGTCGCAATGAATGTCCGGTGAAGTAGTACGCTCCGGGCTCTTCAAGAGCGAATCGGCGAATTCCTTCCAATCCATTGGAGGACTCCACGAGCTCCTTGAACCGGACGGCAATGGCGTCACGGTCCTTTGCACGTCTTCCACCTTTCGTGCAAGTAGGTTCACCGTATTCTCTATAGTCCCCATCCTTCGAGCAATACGATCTATTTTGCGAGTCATCTCCTCTAGCTGGCTCGAAGTGTGCGCTAGTGCTGAGCAGATCGCGAACTGTGCTGAGATAATTGCGTCGGCGAAATTGGACGTACCCCTGGAGGTGATGAGTTCCTCCAGCTCCGACCTCCCGTCCGACGATGCCATAGGTGCAGTGCTCCTGGATGTTCCTCCAGAGTGATTCCTCGGCATTCTCGTCATAATTGTTAAGAGTAAGACACCAACTCTTAGATGTGGCTCCGGGTCTCCTTGGCATTGTACCAGATGCTGAAGAGACCCAACATTTATAGAGGGGGGGGGGGGACACCGGGACAGGGGTTATGGGGTAATACTAGGCCCATAACCCCGACCCCCATGTGCGCACATGTGCGCATATGCATTCACACTTAGGAAACCGCGTCACCGCAAAAACTAATGTGATGACTTTTTCTAAATTTACATACTTGTTGACTGCTTCCAAATCCATTTTGAACAGACACATACCAAACATACACTCCGCTAGTTTCGTTCATATACCCACCACAATCAATTTTTTGAACAGGTAGCTTGTAAGTCACACTAGCGCACTCACCATCTTTAATATGGAATAATTTATCCACACAAACGTATCCAACACGTCTCTTAAAATCAGATTCAAAACCAGGACTATACATTGGTCTAATATAGGTCTCAGCAGTTGAATTTACCCAATCATGACCAGTCCTAATTAATACAATACGACATTTAACAATATCATCTTCCACATTAGCTGTTTCAGTATTGTTATAAACCTCTATCGTAAGCAAACCACCACGAATGATAAGATCAGAATTAAAAGTGGGGGGTAACTCAGAAGGGTCCTCAATATTTGAAATCGGACCACTGAGCTGTTGAAGTCCTCCATTAACAGTCCAAAACGGTTCATAAGAGTTAGACGTACCAGCCGCATAAGATCCCAAAGTAGTGAAATTAGCATTATCGGCTGGTGTAGTTATAGTGTTGGCACTGAGATAGACTGACTTATACTTAGTTTTAGTAATTGTTTGATTCCACAGTAACCTCTTGAACGCCCGTTTCGACAGCTTCCTAGATCTTCCTCGAGAAGACGTCGGACGGAGTGTACCAACATGTGCAGTAGTACGACGAACACCTCTACGTTTGA